AAGTACCTCAATGATCCGACCCAGTTGCACGCCATCAAGTTCCCTCGGGAACTGCTGGTTAGACGGACGGTTCCAGCGGCGATGCTGCCCAGCACGGGCATGATCGTGACTTGTGTGGACACCGCGTACTCTACGAAGTCGTGGGCAGACTACACCGTTATCATCACCGCGTTGATCTACGGTGGGCGCTTCTACATCATTGACATGAAGCGCGGTCGCTACAACGAATTTGAACTGCCTGCACTGATTGCAGCGACGGCACTCCAGTGGAAACCTAAGCGGATGTGCATCGAGGAATCAGTCGGCGTGAAGTGGATGGGTCGTGAGGCCTATCGTGAGATGGATAAGCTGAAAGTTCGAGTGCCGATTGAGTGGATATCGCTCGGTCAGGGCAATAAGAAGAACTCGAAGTCCGAGAAAGCGGGCCCCGTGCTCAACGCTCTCGGGCAATGCAAACTCCTCTTCTTGAATTCTTGCCCGAACCTGGATGAACTCTACGACGAACTGTCAAAGTTCGGCACAGCGGCAGCTTTACACGACGATATCGTGGACGCCCTGGCGATTCTCGTTCATCAGTTCGGCCCATTCGCGGAGAATGAAGCGAAGGTAAGTGCGGCTCAGGATACCTATTCCGATCCGAAGCAGGCGGCTCTGTACCGTCAGATTTATGAGAACCAAGTTCGGAATCCGGGCCTTATGGCGGATTTAGCCAACAGCTTCCCCGATAACGCGGGTGAGGCAACTAATGGTGCGGGACTTGGGGCAGACTATTGCGACCCTCTCGCGGACTTGATGGGGTAGGAAGGAACCTATGGCAGACGCACTTATGGTCGAGCAAGTCACCAAAGATGGCGACCCGAATGGCAGTTTGCTGCCTCAGGATTTCCTGAGCAACAAGAACGCCAATCTTCCTATCGATAAGGAACTGACTCTGGTGTGCCGCTCCGCCGAATTGGCGAAGGCGTATATCCAGAATCGACAGTGGACACTTTTATGGCGGGACGCTGACATCCTGTTTCAATCGCCGCGTCCCATGACGGTTTACGAGAATACCTACGTGTTGGAGCCGAACGTTCAGCGTTTCACCGTTGCGAAAGTCTGCAACGCGGTCGTGCCGCAACTCTACAAGGGTTTGTTCTACGCCGACCCGCCGATGTTGATTCGGCCTCGCCCCGGTACGAGCCAGAAAGTCGTAGACGCTAAGACGGCTCTGTATTCGTACATTCTGGATGAGTGTAAGTTCAAGAACCACACGAAGTGGGGCCTTGAGCAGATGGCCCACCTTGGCACAGGCATATTCAAGTGGGGATACGACTGGAAAGAGATTGAGACCTTCAAACGGTCTGCGACTGTGACGCATGTGGATGTTCCGAACGCTGATGGCACAATGGGTACGGAAGCAATCCCTTCGGATGCTCCGCCTGACATCACGCGAACGGTCAGAATAATCCCGATGCCGTTCTTCGAGCATCGTCCTCTCAACCGAGTTCTCATCGACCCGCAGTTGGAAGTCTCCGATATTCGCGAAGCACGTTGGGTGATTGACGTTCGCTACATGGATTGGTATCAGTTCATGGAGTTGAAGAACAACATCAAGGGCGCGATAGCGGACGGCGAAGAGGGTATCGTAATCGACGGGTGGAAATTCCCATCCGATGGACAGATAGCGGCGATGTGGGATGGTCAGCCAGGGCAGCAGTTGCAGGATTTAGACCTCACGACTCAAGTGCGTGGCGTTGTATTCCACGCTGAAGAAGTTAACGCGCAGACAAGCCCTGACCCCCGCCGCACGAAACTCGAAGTCATGGAGTATTGGGATTGCGGGCGCAAGATCCTCGTCTTGAACAAAGAGAAAGTCATCTATACGGGCGGGAACGAGTTCAAGAAGATTCCGTTCTTGTCGAGCAACTGGTGGAATCGGCCAAGAGCGTTTTATGGGATGGGGCTCGGTCTAATCGTTGGTCAAAACCAACGGGTCGACCAGGGCACGATCAACTCCATTCTGAAGATTCTCTCGTACGGAGTGAACCCTATCTATCTGCGTGATAGGACTGATAACGCCCCGACGCAAACCATTCGTACTGGTATCGGCAAGATCCTGAGCGTGACTGACACTGAGAAGTCTTATAGGTTGCTCGAATCTCCGAAGGTACCTTCAGACATCTGGAGTGCGATGAAGGAGAACGAAGCCGCGACTGAGTCTTCCTCGGGTGCAGATCAGACGCTCGTTCAAGGATCGTCTGCTGGACCCCGTGCAGGCATGGGACGCTCCGCCACAGGCGCAAACCTTATGGCTGGGGCGTCCGCAACCCGATTAGACGGCCCTCTCGATAACTTCATCGAACAGGTTTTCAAGCCGTTCATCGGTATCATTGACATGTTAACGTTCACCATTATGTCGGATGCCGCAATCCATCACATCCTTGGGCGAGAAATGGGAGACGACTTCCTTACCCGGCCAGATGATGATGGGAAGAGATTCACCATTCAGCAGTTTCACGATGCCCAGATCGAGTATGAAGTCCTCGCGGGCTCCTCACTCGCTGCGAAACGTACGATGGCTCAGTCCATGGTTATGCTCACGCAGATTCTCGATAATCCGCAGATCCAGCAGTCTCTGGCGGAGATCAATCAGGAGTACATTGATTTCAAGCCCATCATCTCGATGTGGCTCGAAGCCAGCGAATGGAAGAACAAGAACGACATCATCAAGCCGATGACGGCGGATATGTTGCAGCGTCAACAGGCGAACTCGAAGGCCGCTCTGCAGGCTCAGGCGATGCAAGCCAAGCAGCAAGGCGATCAACAGAAGTTTGTTCAGAAGCAGCAACTCGAAGACCAAGCGTCAGACAATCGCATCAAGCGGGATATCACCCGTGAGGCTGCAAAGGCCAGCGGTATGTCGGAGACGGTTGAGGGGACACCCTCGCAACAAGGTTTGGAAGGGATGATGCCCACAGTCGAATAAAGGTTTGTGTGTACGCTCAGGTAGATAGAGCGGGCCCCGCTATTGGGGATCAGTCGCGGGCGGCGGTTTCCCGCCACACATGTAGGAGTCAGTCCTATAATCTGACCCCGTCGGTCACGGGCCCGTGAGGGGGTGACCGCAAAATTTCTAGGAGGAGATATGGAGGAAACATTTGATCTCGCCAAAGAGGGATTGAAACCCCTGACGGTTTTAGACCAACGTCAACGGCTCGTTATCGCAGGGTACATCCACACTGAGGGGTTTGTTATCCTGCAAAGAATTTGTGAGGATGAGTTGCGTCTTCTCAACCAGAAGTTGATTAATACTGATGCTTCCAATCCACAGGAAGTGTTATCTAATCACAGTCTTGCGAAAGCTGCTGGAATGTTTTACGCAGGATTTTTGCAACGAATCAAAGAAGAGATTACGCTCGCCAATAGCGAGTCATCTACGATTGGCACGATTCAAGATCCAGAACGACCGTACTACCCGCCAGAGTTTGACGGACAAGAGCTATTTTAAGGAGGAGGAAACTATGAGCACTTACACGTTTGCACAGATCGACAAGATGTCGGCGAGTGAATACGCCGCAAAGATGAATGACCCCGAGTTCGTTAACTTCGTGAATCAGGTGACCGCTCCCGTAGTGGATGTCCTGAATCCTGAGGGCACACTCCCGCGAGACCCGCTAGGGAGACCCGTTCAACCTGACATCGACCCTGAGACGGGGATGCAGCGAGTTCCTCGCACGGAAGTGCAGACGGTGACTCCCGATGGTGTGGTGCTTGACACCCCGGCGGTCGAAGCCATTGTTCCCCCGGCTGTCCCTCTCGCAGTTCTGGCTGAACAGCGATACGAGTGGCAGCCGACTGACGAGAATGGTAGACCGCTTGGCGGAAAGCAAGTCATCATCTATAAGACGAATGAGGAGATGATTCAGAAGTTCACCGAACAGAATAACTCGATTCTGCGTCAGATGCGGAAACTTTCTCGGGACGCCCGTTTGGGACTCACGCCCGAGGAAGATGTTCCCCAATCGGCCCCTCGGCTGCCCACGAATTTTGGCAGTTTCAAGCCGAAGCAACTGACTGTCGATGAACGGTTCCAGTTGACACAAGATTTGAATGACCCCGAGAAGTTCGAAGACGCTAAGGTCAGATTTGCCGAGGCTACGTTCGGGGCAAAGCCTGAGGTACTGACGGAGACCTTGAACAAGAGCCAGCAAATGCT